TACGGCGGCCACCATAGATATCGAAAGCTGGACCAGATCTACCTGGTAGGGTAGTAAGACGATGCGCTCCCACGTTTTCAGGGTTCACGCGCACGAGCTGTTGAAAACCACCAGCTGCGGGAACGTTTGGTCCTACCCCAATACCGGGACCAATTAATTGCTTCTCGATAGGAGAAAGATTATTCATTCTTCCTCCATCAAACATTCGATTACGCATTTCCAACACTTCACCTCCACTAGATCGTATTTGTGGAACAATATCACCGAAATTACTAATTTCTATCTTATGCTGTGGAACGTTACTAACAATGGTAGGTTTGGGTAAGGATATACTGGGTACTTCCTCCTGAACAAAACGTTGTGGAACCTGTTGTTCGGGACCTTGATAACTTTCGGCCCGTGATTCACTTAATTTTTTGCCGGCATAAGCTAGACCTGCAATAGCTACTAGCGAAAGGGGATCCGCCATTCTTAATTTTAGTAAATATTTTTATTGAGTTTATTTGCGCTTTGAATACCTCGCCGAGAACATGGAATTCTGAACATCGGCGCGAGTACTTTCAGGTTCGTATGTAATTGTTCTCAATGGAAGTTTGCACTTCATATCTTGAAGAGGGAAGAGGTTCTGTTCGTAAGTCTTGGCAAATACCTTATTAAAACGTGTAGTGGATTGGGGGCGGAGTTCATCGCTTGTATCGATGAATGCAGCCGGTGCACCTTTTCCAGCCATGTAAGGAGCGGTTCCGTATAACATGGTATTAGGACGGCTAGAAGCCCTGTTCATAGGCGTACTGGGCTGGGGGTAGGTAAAAACTTCTTCAGTCGCACAAACCGGGGGATTCACTGGATTTTCTACTAATTTCATTCCTGGCTGGAGTTGGTAGGCCATTTTACTATTACTTGAGAAAATTAAGCTACATGACCTCCTCGTAAGCCAGATCCTCTATGCATACCAGACCTCTTGTCACCCGTAGAATCCAAGCCACCGAAAGCTTCTAATTGAACACCCCTAGCATCCGCGTTACAGAGGTGAGTATCTGTTTTACATATCGGTGCATCCTTGCTACCATAAAGCCATTCAGCAAAAGCGGTTTGGTCACCGGGAATATTGGTCACGGGACCTGTTACAAATTGCCTGTCAAAAGCATTACGTTGAGCATCGGGTAAAGGGGACCTTGATTTTTGGGCCCCATATGGTATACGCCCTGATAACATCTGATTTACTTCACTTCTTACTGTATCATACCTACAAGCCGATGGACGATCCGGGCGACCATCATAATCTGACATTAAAACATTCGCCATGGGATTATCGACTGTAGGACCTTGACAAGCACCCATATAAGTTTCGGAAACGGTGGAAGCGCGCTTCTTGGCTGCAGATCCCTTGATCATGTGTGATTTTTCCATTACAAATAATACTCCTAACACTGTCGCTCCTAATATAAAGACACGTATGTCACGCCTGATAAGATACAATATACACGTCGCGTAAACAACGAATCGAGCGGTCGCGTTTACCCTCTGTGCTGATGTTTGATCTTTTGTAGGCCAAAATTCAGCCACCTTATCAACCCTGATAATTTGTCTGGGATCGTCAAATAGTGATACCATTTATATAATATGATTTTATTTTTTCAACATACCACTGAGCAGACCTTGCATTGACTGCATGAGCTTACCTTCGTCAAATTCAGCGTCCCCATCTTCATTTTGCATCTTATCGGCACACTGTTTAGCTACAGTCTCGATCATACTAAGCGTCTCTGGGGGGATAGATGTAATAGTTGTACCGAGCATATAAAGTGTTTGGAGATATTGCCAAATAGCATCACGGGTTCCGTCGGAAGCCTTTGGCCAGCAGTCCTTCAGGTTAATATCTTTAAGAAATTCAATGCTACCTGCGTGTTCAAGAAAGAAGCTGTCGTCGCGAGAATTAATTTTGTCGACGTGGGGGCCGACGTTTTCCATGAAACCCTCAACGAGAAGCTTGGGGTTAGCAGTTCTCATAAGTTCAAATGCAGCGATGTATTTTTTGAGCCCTCGCTCCTCTGGAAAGGTCTTATGGAGCTCCATGAGAAATTGGCCCATCATATCGTTGAAGGCTGAAATAGAAGTCATATGTATATATGATACGTGCAGGAAATCTTTAAGTTGATCAGAATGGTTCCGTGGAAATGGTCTCACGTTTACCTAAACCATTAGATATTACAAAATAAACTAAAATAGCTACTAAGGCGGCTGGTTTAGCGTATGCACTCGTAGATAAAGTGCCTTCATCATTAAGTCTCGCTTTGCCGTGAATATAAAGTGCGGTTATACCAGCTGCAATAATAGCAGCTGATCCTGGATCACGGAAGTACTCGTCCATATCTAATAACCGAGTTTTTTAGTTCGGCTTTCTGCTGCATCCGCAAATAGATCATGTGATTCACGCTGATCGCGTGGCGGTGGTGAATTTTTTATAGTTCTAAATTCGTTTTGGAATAAATTACCGGACTGTTCTGGTTCCTGTTCCGGTATATGATCTTCCTGAGGAATATTACCCATATCCTCGTCTAGTTCATCTGTAACGCCTCCCATGGGAAGTTCACTCTCTTCTTGGGGATATTCACCTTCCATCTGGTCGGGCATTTCAGAATCTCCCATATGTTCGGGTGCATTCTCATCGTATTCGTCTATATCATCTTCCTCTAGGTTCGCATCTTGTGAATCGAGAATATCCTCATCTCCATTCGCATTCATATACGTCTGCAGAATCTGTTGGACGGGAATCAACTCTTTCACCGTTGTTTCTACGCATGCAGCAAAACGTTCATAAAGTTTGTCGTTTCTAGCGTGCTCAGATTGATTCTCGGTAAAAATGTAAGGATTGCGATAAAGATCTTTAGCGGCGTTCTTATAGCATGTATGAATAAAAACTTCGTTTGTTGGAAGTTTAACCGACATCTTCTTCGAATCCTTACTAAGACGCACCGCCGATAAAATCTTCACCGAACTTACAAATACTGCGGCAACTAAATCCTTGAACCATGCACATCTATCCGCTATGTTGTCCGTGTGGCTTTTCGCCATGGTTTCACTCCATTCAGGAACGTCTTTTAAGAGTTTTTGAAACATTTGAAGAACTTTTCTACCCTTAGATAACTTGTTAGATTCTTCAAACATCGAATCAAAAACATCTATCATGACTGGGCATACAATAATAGAGAGTTGTTCGAGATATTCACGCTTTGCCTCGACTAAAATGTTCAAGTTATCCATGTACGATTAACTAGTCTTTTTTTATTAATCGTTTTGCGCATCTCGCCTGTACCTATTCGCTGCCTTTTTAAGATTTATAAGAGTAGGGAAGTCTTCCATATTATCTACAGATTTTGACGAATCTTTTTTAATCTTCCAAGTAATAGTAATTTCGTAGTTTCCTGTGATATACACCGTAAAATCACCTAACTCGAGTTGTCTTTTCAGGTATGTAATAGCCTTCAATCTATCATACGTAGGATATCCTACCACGAATGTTGGGACAACAAAACTAATCCTCTTTTTATGTGATTCAACTCCACGCCTGATCTTCCGTGATATCTGCTTGTACAATTCTATATATGTCTCCTTTTTCATACGATTTCTGTTATTCGTAATTCGAGTGATCTCTTCTACGCTGATCATTTAATTATGTCTTATCTTTTTTTAGGAGGAAAATAGATACGGTTTTCGAGTCCCTCATAACTTACAGTGGCCGGGGGTCCAGATTCAAATCCATTTATTACAGTTTTATTCAGAACAACGTTAGGATTTTTGAGAGCTTTAATCATTTCATCTTGGGAATTTTGTATGTCTTCGTACGGGATAAATGTGGACCCCTTCATTACACTTTCAAAGGGTGTGCTATCAGCTGGAGGTTTAATATCCATGGGCTGTGAACGAGCACTCAGCACACGTACACCACCCGTTCCCACACCCCCTATAGTTTGACTGTTCACTACCATTATATCAGCTGTTATCGAGGCTCCGTGAGCAAAGCCATTCTTTTTTACTATCATAAACATGCACCTGTACATATCATGATTCTTTTGTTTGTGACGAAACTGTTTAAGTGCAGTCGTCTCAATGATGTAATTGTCTATACCAGTTTTCTCTAAGATGTATTTATTCGTCGCTAAAACAATTTTCTCCATGACGTCATGATTTGCACTGACTTTAGAAACTTTTTTGTACTCGGCCATGTTGGGTAATGGGTCGTTTAATATAATTTCCGTGTTAGATTTATTTACAAACGTCTCTCGCTTAGGGCCTGTAGTGGTAGCAAGTAACAACACGAGTATGAAAAATAACAGCGTGAGCATTTAATATACCACGCGAAAAAAGTGTGTTAACTTTTATAATTTTTTTTGAAAATTGATTATAGAGAATGTCACTACTTTTATATAGTCCAAAGTGTAAACATAGCGTTGAAATTATAAACTTCATTCAAGGTCACGAACAACTAAAGCATCTCATTCATTATCATAATGTCTCAGAAAATGGAATTCCTCCTCAGTACAGAAACCAGATCACGAAAGTACCCACTCTTTTATCGAAGAATGGTAAACTTCTCGTGGGGCGTGAAATACATAACTGGCTTCAATCTTTACTGCCGGTCCAGGAATTGGAAACATGTGGTTTCGGAGGAATAACATCGACCACATTAGACGGTGAATCTTCTAAAGATATGTTTGCTCTGGACAGTTACGGACAGTCCTTACAACCAGCAATGACATCGGAACTCGAGGCAAAAATTAGTCGTAAAGTTGAAGACTCCGCTTATACGGATATAAAGAAATAATACGCGAAAATTTTAATATGAAATTAGTGACAGTGCAAGCCGTGGCTATAAAATCTACATTCGAAGTTCTTAAAGATATTCTCAATGATGTGAATATTTACTTTAAACCAGAGGGAGTGTTTATAGTAACACTCGATACAGCTAGAACATCTCTTATAGATATGTTTTTACCTTCTGATAACTTCGAAGAATACACATGCGATGGAAATATTGATTGTGGTGTTAACATGACTAATATGTATAAATTATTAAAGACGATCACTGTAAACGATGTGCTCGTAATTTCTATTAATTCCAAGGAGTTTATGAATATTGAAATTCACAGCGAACAGAAGAAAACGTCTACAAAATTCGAGTTGAAACTTCTAGACATTAACGAAAACCAAATAGAAGTTCCAGAAACTGAAATGACGATTATAACTCCTATTCCTTCCGTAGATTTTCAGAGAATATGCAGGGATATGTCCAACATTGGGGATGAATTGGAAATACACCGCGGGGGGAAATCGTTGAAACTCATGTGCAAAGGTGATTTTGCGAATCAGGAAACGGAAATTCAGTGTGTAGACGAATCTCCTAATTTATCGGGAACATATTCGCTAAAGTATATGAATATTTTTACTAAAGCGACAAGTATGTGTTCCACGGTTCAAATAATGCAAGAGAAACAAAATCGCTTTTTGATATTGAAATACAATGTCGCAAATTTAGGCGATTTAAAATTTTACCTGGCAACTAAGGTACCCGAAGATGAGACATGAGTCCGGTCGTCGTATCAACCGTTTTCATCATACCTAGACAGTTTTTCAATTTAATACGAGGAATATTGTTTTTTAGGGAGACTTCATCGAGATATAATACATCTTTTATGAAAATATTCTCACCATAAAAATCCGAGTGTGGACCCGCATAGCGTCTAATTTTTTCGAGAATGTCTTTTACTGGCTTGTCAGCCGAATCCAGTAATTGTGCACCGACTAACGGGACGTGGAACGACATTGCATTAGCCTTCTTCGGTGGCCATGTATAGTCGTGATTATACGTTATGTATTTGTATATACGATTGTTGCACCAATATTTAACTCGAATAATCATTTTTGTAACAGCTTCTGGAGGCTTGGGAATAGGGTCACCGGGGAGGATACCAGCGCGTCCGAGATCTAATGAACATATACCGTACGATTTTACGATAGGATAGATTCCATAACTTTCTTGTATCCAAAGGGGGTGGTGGTCGGAAGCTTCCATCGTCTCGATCGAAAAATCTTTGGAGTGATCGACAAAGTATTCAATATACGTGTCAACGATAGAATAATCACGTTTAGAGAAAAATAATTGCATCACCTTTTTTAAACTATAGATTACGTTAATTAAAAACTTGTGCAGTACTTTCATTAACGTAAATGGAAGGTAACTTTTTAAGTAGGTATAACAATCGTATATGTGAATGGATGGATAAAATAGAAAACGATCCCACGAATAAAAGTTTATACGAGACTGAAATGGCCGATTATATATCAAGGTGTATTCCATACGTTCGTCAATATACAGACGAAACAACTGGAGAAGTCACTACCGATAATATATTTAATTGTAAAGAGACGTCTGGTATGCAAAAAAAAGATATATACACAGACTATCTCATAGACGTTGAAAGGAAGACATTAGATCGACCACTTGAGAGAACAATGAGAGATATATGCCCAAACTGCCCGGATAGTAACGTATTTCATTTTCGTGATTCAAGTGACTTGGTATGTGATTCTTGTGGAATGGTATTAGACCATTTAATAAGCGAAGAACTCACATACAAAGAAGAACAAGAAACTTCTGAAAAAATTATTAATTATTCGTATAAACGGGATAATCACTTTAACGAATGGCTAAGTCAATTCCAGGCACAGGAAATGACGACCATTCCACCCGAAGTTGTTGAACAGTTACGAAACGAGTTTAAAAAAATTAAGATTAAATCGGTGAACGAGATTACACACGCAAAAGTCCGTTCATTACTTAAAAAACTCAAGTTGAATAAGTTTTACGAGCATGTACCGTTTATAACTAATATATTAAGTGGTATCCGGGCGCCTAAAATGCCTCAACAACTCGAGGAACAGTTACGAATGATGTTTCGAGATATCCAGAAACCATTCGATAACAATTGTCCGACTGAGCGAAAAAACTTTTTGAGTTATTCATACGTTCTTTTTAAATTCTGCGAACTATTATCCGAAGATCAATACCTCCAATACTTTCCTCTCCTCAAATCTAAAGAGAAACTGCATCAACAGGATGTTATCTGGAAAGCGATTTGTAGAGATCTCCAATGGGAATTTATTCCGACAGTGTAACTTCCTCAATCTGGGGCGCAGACCCTTCACCCGGTGGAAAGTTAATAAGGTAGGCGGACGTCAGGTTAAGTTGTGTTAAATACTTTTTAGCTTGTGCGATCATGATATCATTAAGACTTTTAACCGTTTTAAGTTCGAGAACCGTACTTCTGCGCACGATAATATCAGCACGCGCCGTACCCACGACATGATGCTTATAATAAATAGGAACATGTCGTTCCGATTCGTAAGGAATGTTTAGTTCGCGAAGACTTACCTCAAAGGCGTTATGATACACACGTTCACTATGCCCAGAGCCTAAAGCCGTGTGAATCTCGGTAACCATTTTATTTATATCCTCACGGAACGCGTCTGGATTATGTTGCCTTTGCAATTGCGATTCCATGGTTCTAAGATGTCGATCGAGAAAGTCTTCATAATACTCTTCTGATTGTGTATCGACGTTCGTCATTTAATATACTACTCCTCACTTCTTTATGCATTTAAAGATTGGAAGCGTAAGTAATATGTGGGAAAGCCCACCGTTATACCGAATGATTAGTAATATAATCAAAATGCACAGTTCTTATAGCTCAGTTGGTTAGAGCGTCGTGCTTATAACGCGAAGGTCATGGGTTCGAGCCCCGTTAGGAACACGGTATTTTCTTTTTTATTCACCAGTACGTGCATAAAAAAGAGAATGTTAAAAATGAAATTACTATATATATATGAGTAGTGATATAGCAACTCTCAACCTATCAGATTCAAATGATGGAATGGTTCCACTGGATATGCACACTCGATCTACTTCCTTTGTGCCCGAAGAGACTGAAAAAAATATACACAAATAAAGACGATATGGACTCCACTCCTATTTCCGATATCATGGGGCAACCCCAAGAAAATTCTTTCGAACCCCCTCTAATGGGCGTCGACCCCCGTGCAGTACAAATGGCGCAGCAGCAGGTCATGATGCCCATGTCTTCTCATCAGCAGGGTCTCGTCCCTAAGAAGGAACCCGAGCAGAAGAAGAAGAAAAACCCATTCGATCTTACCGATGAACAACTTAACGCTATCGTCGTTATATTTGCTACGGGGCTCGCC